GCCCCATGCTTTATTGCACAAGCTCTCGGTGTTCCAATATCGCAACTCACGCCCGAACTGATAGAACTCAAACGGGCACAACTTGAAATGTTTCGATTAACCAAGCAACTCAAAAAGGAGATTCAAAATGGCACTAAATGAAATCGTACGTACCTCGGGCGACATTCGCCGCACTCTGGCACAAACCATGATGGATATTCGATCTGGCGAAATCTCTGTCGAGAAGGCGCAAGTGATCGCCAATCTGTCGAAGGAAATTACCGCATCCTTGCAAGCCGAGGTCAATGTGGCAAAAGTTCGCTTGCAGACGCTTCAGGGCGGGAAGGCTTTGGGAGAAGTGACACACCTGGGCAAGATGATTATTGAAGACGATTCGACCCCTGTTCTTTCCGGCGAGTGAATATGATCGGCCCCAACCAAAGCCTAGCCGTCACTGCGAGCGCCATCGGGCGCGACAAGGGACTGTCATGCTGGTACAACTACAACACTACCAAGCGACGTTTTGAGTATCAATTTTTCCGGCATGGCGTGCGAGTTTGCGCTACTGCCGACCCTTCCAAAGTCCTTGCAAAAATGGAGAGTTTGAAATGACCCTGCAAAAATACGTGAACCGGCAGACTGACGAAATGCGTCGTTTGCCTTTCGAGGAAGACGTGCCCACAACTTGCGCCGGGGATATGGCCGTTGGGTTCCTTGCTGCCGCCGCGATCTTGGCCGTTATTATCGGATGGCTGGTATGAGTCCGACACTGATCGAGCGGTTACGCCGGGCGAGCGTGGAGCATGGTACGGATCGTCACTTGTTGAAAGAAGCGGCTCGCGCCCTTGAGCAACAAGACACCCGCATCAAGGAACTGGAAGCCAGTATTGAAGAGTGGAAGATGTCATGAGTGCCTACCGCGTTGAGATACAGCTTGGCCGCAATGTGTGGTCAGTTGTTTGCGTGTGTGAAGCCTTCGACGAACTTAGGGCTATGCGCCGAGTATTGCGCGACGGCCCTGAGGGCATTACGGCGATACGGGCGATGCGGGAATACCCTGTCGAATCTTCAATTCCCCTTGACAGGCGGAAAGCTGGGCGGCGGCTTGGTTGATTCCGTCGCGAAGGGCGTTATAAGATCGTTCAGCAACTTTATCAAGTCTGGCCCCGGTTCCAATATCCACGCTGGGGACGCTTGCAGCTTGGGGGCTGAGTCGGGGGATAGATTGGGGGCAGGTTGCAGCGATGCGCAGCCCGACAGTACCAGAAGCCAGAGAGTCACGAAGGCGGGCGGTTTCATGGCGAGAATCTCCAAGTTGTTTGAGGGCGGTATCGTTGGCCGCAGTGAGCAGGGCCGCTTTAGCGTCACGGTCAGATAGCAGTTTTGCGAAGGCCAGTCGATTAACCTCCGCCTGTACAAGCTTTGCTGCGGTAGCTTCTGCGGTCGCCTTGTCGTAACCGTGCGTGTACCCCTTCGCCTCAATGCTTGCTGTGTAGCTATTCCACCACACCAGCGCGGCAACAACGAGCAACGCGGCCAGGATGTACGGCCATAATTTTTTGAGCAGTAGCATCATATTGCCCCCACGTACTTAGCACGACGAACGAGAAAGACGTTTCGTACATGCTCACGATTGATGTCGCACGCAGAACGGCCCCCATAGAGCGGCTGGCGTGACTTCAGGCAATGCCGTTCAACGTTACCGAACCATACACCAGGATCGCAGCCGCCGGACAGCTTACAGGCTCGTCGTTCGTTTTGAACGCCAGAAGCCCCGCCGTTATAAGCGGCATCGCCAAATTCCAATCGAGGGAACGGGCGGGCCGCATCGCGGGACATGAGAACCAAGGCGCGTAACTGAAGGTCGGGACGTGCGTATACCGTGTCCCAAGACAGCCCTTTCAAATCATCGCCGTACTGGTCCGTAAGGCCCGCTAGAGCGTCAAAACGTAAGGAACCGTCGGTACGATATGCACGAGTGATTTGCCCCATTCCCGCGCCTTCCTCACGTGCTGACTTAAGCCGTGCCCCAGGATTCCAACATCGTGGCGACTTGAGAGAGATGCAAGATTCTTGCTCAACGAGCGCAGCCAGTAACGCAGCGTCCGGATGGTTCGGCCAATACGCCCGCTGTTCGGCCTTCAGAATCGCGCCATACTGCAAAAATCCCGGCGGTAAGGTATCCGCATGGGCGCGAGGCGAAAAGACCAGCAGCAGCCCGACAAACATGATCGCTAGGGCAATTAACGCGAGTCCTGCACCAACTGGCGAGCCTCGCGCTATCCCGAACAAAGTACGCATATCCGCCTCAGGATAGTCGAGCATTGCTTTACGGGTCCAATGCGCCGCGAATACCGCCCACAATCCTTGCAGGATCGCCAAGCCCCCGAGAAGTGTGGACATCATGTGTAAATCTGGATCGCTCCAAAGGGACGCAGCAAGTGCTATCCCGCAGCCAATAAGCAAAAACCCCGTTCTATGTCTCATTGCCCGATCCTCATATCGGTTGTACGCCGATGAAAGTCACAATCCGCCCGGTCAGCCTTGAGGGCTAGGCGGTCCCGAATGTCGTCAAGCTTGCTGATCACAATTGAAAAGTCGTCCCGCGTCACATACTTGCCCGCAACCAAAATTTCAAGCTCATTAAGCCTGTCATCGCGAGTTTTGCCGTCCGTCCGCAATTCTCCGAGGGCTTCCCAAACAACTTTGAGAACCCAGCCCATCAGAACGCCGACAACGGCTATCAGGATATTTATTAAGTTCTGATCCATGACTAAATTTTCCTGAACGGATTGGGCGAAAAAGTAAATTGCATCTTATCGGTCGTTGGGTAGCCCCATAACTTCCAGCCAAGATTAAGCCGCAAGTATCGGGTCGAAGACCAAGGCCAAATGAGATAGAACTGAAAATAGGCCGGCGCTCCGTTGCGCATGAGAACACGGTGAACCCATCCGGAATGAAAAGGTTGATTGCCTGTAGCGGGATCGCCAGAAGTGACAAGCTCGTCACTGGGTTGCGTCTGCGAGCCGAGTACAGATATTGCGAAACCATACGTGGGATTTCGATACATCCAGCCGACACGATTCGCCCAGCGCTTGCACCAAGTATCTTGCGTCAAGAACCAACGATGCTCAGTTTTCCAACCGTTGTCACCATCCAGCGGATTATCCGGCGTCTGAAACCACCAAAGCCAAAGTGGTAGCCATCCGCCCTTGTCAGCACATAACGCAATCGGCCACGCAAGGACAAGATTGACCGCCCCCGCGAGCAGGTTGAGTATCAGGAAGGCAAGATACTTGAGGTACATTAGATCGGGTCCGGCATGAAATAGCCGCAGTCTTCAACAACACAGGCCCAGCCCATAAGGCCATCGACTTCCATGTGAACAAGTTTCGTCCCATCCAAAGGGCAACGTTTGGCAACGACCTGCGGGGATGCGACGACCGGTTCGACTTTCTTTTCCTTTGCCATGATGATGCTCCTATAAAGGATACTTCAATTTTACTGCGGAAACGTCGGAAAGGTATTGAGTTTTCAAGTCGGCCATGTCGGACGCAATATCCATTTTTCTATTTTCCTCAGATGCCCCGTCTGCAATCAAAGCGGACACCCATGCTGATTGAAGAGTTTGCAGGTCCGATTGATATGCTTCAGATAATGCGGTCAATTCTCGTACCCGCAGTTCCGCGTTAGTCGGTGCGGCAGGGTCAATTAGCACAGGATAACCTTCTGAGTCAAAGGAAATGCGTTTTCCACTCGACTCCCCTTCCGCAAGTGCGGTTCGTTGCTCTTGGGAAATTCCACCAACCGCGTCGTCAGGCCAATTGCCTTTAGCAAGATAGGCCGATTTGGCTGAGGTCAAATAAAATCCGTTCGTGGTTTTTGAAAATGAGTACACGATCATCTCCTTATATTCCAATTGCAACCCATTTTGTCGACGCAATTGTCGTTGAATTTCGCCCGGTAAAAGTGGTCAGCGAGGTTTTAAATACCGCAAGCCCTGGCACAGTTCCGGACCCTGCGGTGTAATCTGGAGAGGCCACTAAACTGTATACGGTAGTCGTAAACGCAATCGGGTAGGTGATAACAAAATCGCTTGCAGTACCGCCAGTGCCGTACCCCCATTGGATAAGCAAGGCTCCGAGCCAAGATGGGAATTTTATATATCCGTTTGTATTGAGGCTAATCACAAACCCTGCCGCAGTAGCAATTGCCAACATTGCGGCCCGCACCCATTGAGTGCTCGCAGCTTTTGCACTGTTGTCCGCATATGTCGGGTCGTTTGCTGTGGTCGCCGTCGCAATAGTTACCGTCTGAATGTTCGTCCCGTCTCCGACCAGAATTGTCGCCCCGCTGACGGAAACCCCCGTCCCTGCGGTCGTTTTGCATGTGATTGTAAAAGCCCCGGTCGTGCTGTTGATTACAATCCATTGCCCTGCGATGTTTGGGAAGATCAAGTTTAAATTGGCGGTAAGCAAACCTGAAATAATGATGATCGGCTTTCCGTACTGCAAGGCGGTCAAGGTCACGCTCGACCCC